GCGTAGGATGGGATCGCCTCCCGACGACGCCAGGCGCAGCTGGCTAGCTGAGACGGTGGCCACGGCTCCGCTGGCAGTCCAGCCCTCGGCATCGCCATCAGTGGCCCACAGCGTCGCAAGGGCGGCGCGCTTGAAGTCGACGATGGACACGGTCTCGTCGCTGACGTTGGCCGCGACGGATACCTCGGCATCCGGCAGCTCGGCGCTGCTGCTGCCGAGGCCCAGCGTGGCATGACGCAGGTAATGCGCCGTGCATAGGGCCGAGTTGTCACTCCAAACGGTGAGGCCGGTGCGCGGGTCGTATGGCTTGGCGCCGCGCATAAGGGCGGAAATGTTGGGTAGTCCGACCTGACCGAAGATGTCTTGGTCGTACCGCAGCCGGACATAGAGGTAGGTGATGCCGTCGCCGCGATGCGCGCTCGTCCACTTGCCGCCGCACTCGGCAACGAGGTCCGGGTCGGCCACCTGGCCAGCCCCGCCGAGGTGGACCTTGATCCGCACGACCGGGTCGGCCTCGGTCCACTCGTAGTTGACGATGACGGTCTGGTGGTAGCCGTCCAACGTGAGCGTCGAGCCACTCAGCGTGTATGGGATCTCCGGGTCGATCGGGTCACCCCCCGGTACCGGGATCGAAACGCTGATGATGCGGGAGGGCGTATGGGCCAGCGTGATGCTGCTGACCGCGGAGTACTCCACCGTTTCGTGGCGCGTGACCGTGCGGCTGAACGGGCCGGACTGGACGAAGCCGCTTCCGTCGAGCGCAGGCAGCTCGACCTCGTTGAAGTAGATCTTCTCGACTGCGTCGCACTCGTGGCCAGCGAGGGCCACAACGAGGTGCAGGTACTCGCCCTTCGTGCCAGTGCTGTGGACGAAAACGACGGGACCACTGACCTTCGCCCTTCCATAGACGATGTTGCGCGGCGCCACGCCACTGCGGACCATCACGTCACGGTCTTGCAGGTTGTCGTTGTAGGCCTTGATGGCCGCTCGGCGCTTGTCGCGGGCATCGGCTGCATTCATGGCAGTCATGCCAACCACGATGAGCGCCTGAAAGATGGTCGCCGCATTTGCGGTCACGAAGGATGCGATCGCTGCTGCCACGCCCTCAGCCATGACCTACTCCCCACGCTTTCACGGCCTGCGTCATCGGCCCGCGAACAAGGCCTGTTCGATGCGGCGCCATCCAGCGGTGGGCGTCGCACACAGCAAGGAAGCGCACATGGGAACCGCTGAGCAGCGGGGCGCGCACGAGCAGCACATCACCACGCTGCGCGAGCTTGGGTGTGGGCAGCGGCGCACCGAGGCGGGACGTGACTACCCCGAGCAGGCCTCGCTCGCGCCGCAGCACCTGCGCTGCTGCAGTGCAGCTATTCCAGCGCTCGCAATCACGCGGCAACAAATCCACGCCGGTGATGGCCTGCACATCAGCCGCGGCGAACAGGCAGCAGTCGTTCTCGCCCCAGGCAAAGGGCTTGGATTCGTGCTCGTTGACGAACGCGACAAAGCGGGCCGGCCAGTCCGGCAGGCGGCGCAGGGCGGTCATTGCTTGAAGAACTCCTTGTTGGGCCAAACGATGGTTGTCTGGCTCATCTGGGCGACGTACTCGAAGAACTTGTCGCCGGGGCTCAGGCGCTGCTGGTCCTCGTGGCTGAAGAGCAGCTGGTTGGGCTCGGACCACGAGGCGAGGAGGTGCTCGGCAGTGACCGTGACGGTGGCAGTCGGACCACTGTCGTCCACAGACATGGTGTCGAGGTAGCCTTCCCACGCGCGGTCGTCGACGCGCACCGTGCCGTTATCCAGCACCGCCTGGCGCACGATGACCTTGCGGCCCTGAACGTCTTCGGAGAGCACGAGGGAGATGTGGCTCTCAGGCACGCCGCTCAAGGTGAACGACAGGCCGGCCACCTCGGTGTCGGTCTCGAGGATCTCGTTGATGGAGCCCAGGCCCATGACGGGCAGGTAGGTGTGCCCGCCGTAGGTGAAGTCGAACGGCAGGCCGACCACGTACAGCGGGGTATCCAGCTGCATCTCCACGAAGACGAAGCCGTCGACGTGGGCGGCCTGCATGGCCGCCGCGAAGTCGGTGTCGAGGTTGCGGCCGGTCATGCAAACACCTCGCGCAGCTCAATGGACATGGGCGGTGCCAGGGCCGAGTCGTACACCGAGCCGAAGTCGTTGGTGGTGAGGATGTACAGGGCGGTGGGGTCGAGCAGCGTGACCGCCGCACCGGAGGCCCGAGCGCTGCGTAGCTGGTGGCGAACCTCCACGGTGAGCACCCCTGAGCCGTTCGCAAGGCCGTCTGACACGGCCATCACCAGTTGACCGTTGGTGCCAATGCCGGCGATGTTGAACCAGTCGCCGCGACGCAGCGTGCCGCCGGGAGTGGCATTGGCCAGTTGGACTGATGTCGCGAACTGCGAAACCGATGCACCGAGAGTGACCCCTGTCGTGCCGACCAGGGTCCCGCCAGGCGGCCGACGTGGATCGAACAACCGCACCCGGTGTTCCATGCCATTGAGCGCGGTCAGGAACGCGAGCAGCCGGCCACGCTCGGCCCAGGTCTGCTGGTCGAAGTTGAGGATCCATCCCCAGCGAGCGCCCGGCACGCTTTGGGTTTGGATGTCGCCGCTGAGCTGGCTCTCCAGCACGCGGTTGTTGTGGATCTGCTTGAGCTCGGCGCTCTTCGGCCAGAACGCCTTGTCGGAGCCGTAGGCGGGCCAATCGATGATGGCCATGCTCAATCCCTATCGATGAAAAGGCGGTTACCCCGACGCCGCGCATCAGCTACGCGATTGACGGCCAGGTCGGCGGCGAGGGCCATGCCGTTGATGAGTTCGTTGCGCGAGACGCCGCCATTGATAACGGGCGCGATGGTCACGCTCATGCCCGCCTGACCGCCATTGAGCGTGTGGCGCGGGTCGTCGCGGGTGAGGACCTCCTCGCCGCGCTTGAGGATTGCGGGCACCTCGTCCCCCGCAATGCCACCCACGTGGTAGCGGCGGGCCTGGGCGAAGTGCATCGCCGAGACGGTGCGCGTGGGCATGCCTGCGCCCGCAATGCCGCCCTGGTGATTGGTGGCCACCTTGAAGCCGGAGCCGCCGGTGATGGTGCCGGCGCCGTTGCCAGCACCACCTGCGGAGCCCATGAACATGCTGAAGACGCTGTTGACGAAGCTGGCCAGGTAGCGGTCGTAGAACATCTTCGCGAACTGCTGCTCGATGAACTGGGTGAGCCGCTTGGTGCTCAGCTGGCCGGTGGTGACCCACTCTTCGAACGCCGACCGGCCGTTGTCGATGAAGCCCTTGTGGAACTCGTCGGAAGCCTCGCGCATGTAGCGGGTGGTGTCGGCGTAGAGCTCCAGCTGGCGCTGCCACTCGGGCATGAGCTGCTCGGTCAGCTGGCGCTCGCGCAGGACGCGCCATTGGGCGAGGGTCTCCTCGGCCTCCTTGCGCTGGCTGACGCTCAGCGCGCCGAGGTCCATGCGCTTGCGCATCTGCTCTTCTTCCAGCGCGATCTGAGCGAGGCCTCGCTGGCGCTCATCACGGATGAGGGAGATGGTGGTGGCGCGGTTGATCTCCTGCAGCTCAGCAGAGCTACGCAGAGCCAGCCTGCGGCGCTCTTCGTAAGCCGCCTCCGTCGCCGCGTTATCGGCGATCTCGCGCTGGCGGAAGGCAATGGAGGGGCTTTCAACGATGTCGCGTGGGTCTCCGGCGTACTTGCCCGCGGCGATGTCGGCTTCGAGGCGTGCACGCTCTTTGAGGATGGCCTGGCGTCGCGCATCGATCTCGGCCAAACGCCCCTCCTGCGCGATGCGGTCCTGGGGCTTTTCGAGCGGACGCCTGCGCTCCAGCGCTTCCTCCTGGTCGAGGGCTCGCAGCTTGCTGGCCACCTCTGCACGGGCACGGGCCTCATTGCGTGCCCGGTATTCCTGCTGCGTGATCTCCAGCCGCTGGTACTGGCGCTCAGTGGCAAGGCGCTCCTGCTCGCGGGCGTAGTCTTCCTGAGCCTGGCGCCGACTGAAGAACGCGCGGTCGCGGCTGAGGACGGTGTTTTGGTAGCCCGAAGAAAGCTTCTCGATCTCCTCCTGCTGGCGTTGCAGCTCGTAGGCCGCCGACGTCGCCCGATCCTGCTCGCGGAATCGCTCCCGATTCAGATCGAGCACACGCTGCTCCTGCTCGGCAATGTTCTGTGCAGCCAGCCGCTTGCCGAAGTCAGAGTCAACGACGGCCCGCGCGGCATCGAGAACACCCGTGTACTTGAGCGGCGTGCCGCGTAGTTCGAGAAGCCGTTCACGCGCGGCATCGATCTTCTCTTCGAGCGTCTGGTCGCGCCCGATGCCCTTGACGGTGTTCATGAACGACGACCAGCCGTTCTTCACGCTTTCAAGCGCGCGCTCGAGATACCCCAAGCTGCGCGTCTGGTTTGAGAACTTGTCGTTGAGGGCCTGGAGCGTGACCGCCATGGCCTCCTGCGTGCGCCCCTCTGACTCCAGGGCGCGGATGTGGGAGTACTGCGCTGCGGTGATGAAGTTGTATTGCCGGTTGTGTTCTTCAGCCCACCGAGCCACGCCGCGGCCCATGCTGGCAAAGTCCTTCACCACCTCCTGCGCGGTCTGGCCGGTGAACTTCTGCAGGTTCACCACGGCCGACGCGGCCACGTCGATGGACTGCGGGCCGAAAGCGCCGGTGGATACGAGCGCCTGGAGGGCTTCGCGCACCTCGCCGATGGGGCGGGCGTTGAGGCGCGAGATGTGCTCGGCCAGCTCGTCGAAGCGGCCGGCGGTCATGCCGGCGTAGTTGCCGGTGATGGCCAGTGAGTCTTCGAACTCGCGTTGCTCGCGCCACGCCGAGTGATAGGCCATGCCGAGCGCGATCGCCATGCCGGCCAGTCCAAGGCCCGCGAGCCGCGCGCCTGTCATGGCTGCCGACACCTTGCTGAGCACGTTGCCGACGCCACCGAACGCATCGCGCACCTGCGGCCCCTGCTGCAGCAGGATCGTCATCGGGCTGATGCCACTCGACAGCGAGGCCACCACATCGCTCACGGTGTAGTTGAGCGCCTGCAGCTCGCGACGTGTGAAGGCGGTGCCCTTGCCCAGCTCTTGCAGATTCCGCTGGCTGTTCTGCGCCTGTGCTCCGACCTGGCGCAGGGTCTTCTCGACCGCCTGACCCGCATCGGGCGCACCACCGGGATCGACCGAGATGCGTACGGCAACATCCTCGAGAACGAAGCTCATGCCCTCATCTCCCCGGGTTGAACACGTTGAGGGCCGCGGCCTCCAGCACCTTGAGCTGCGACCGCACCTCGGCCTCGGGCTGGCGGCACTGGCGCGGGATGCGGCGCCGCAGGCAGCGCAGTTCGTCGCGCAGAGGGCCGTAGTCGAGCCCGACCCACATCACGCCACCCATCCCAGCCACGACGCGCCACTGCGTGGCCATGGCCAGCAAGGCCTGCACGGCGTGCCAGTGCTCGGGCCACACGCCGAAGGCGGCCTTGGCGTTGCGCTCGGCAATGGCCGCCTGTGCCTGCGCAACGAGTTCGGGCGCCACACCCAAAGAGCGCAGCGCCTGCAAGGGCGTTGGGTCGATTTCGCGGCCACCGCGTGCCCATGTCTTGGCGGCCTCTACGAGTTTTTTTCGGCGGCCGGCTTGAGGCTGCCGAAGTAGGCATCGCAGACGGCAGTGCCCATGCCGGGCCAGGACAGCAGGCGCTTGAGCGCGGCCGGCGTGTACGGAATGCAGTTGCCATCGCGATCGACAACGTCGCGGAAGTCTTCCATGACCTCGGCCGCGATCTGCGCATCAGACAGGCGCTCGGCGAGGGCACGCTTTTGCAGTGCATCGATGTCCTCGGAGGCGAGGCGCTTGAACTTGGCGTCGAAGGTGCAGGTCTCGTGCTTGCCGCCATCGAGCGGCACGGAGACTTTGACGGGCCACCAGTAGGCCGGGCGCTGGTCGATCTGGAACATGGGATGGTCACCTCGCGGTGCGTAGTGCGTGCTGGAGCGAGGCCTGCAAGCGCCGCGGCAGGTGGGCCTGCGCGATGCCGCGGGCAATCTCGCCCATGGGATAGCGCACCCGGTACTGGGTGGCGCGGACAAAGAGGAAGATGGGCTTGATGGACTCGCCGTAGACGCCGCTGCGAGCCCATATGCCCGGAGGCAGGTGCTGCCGGCGGCCCTGGCGGCCTTGGTGGGGCATGGCGCCCCAGGTGCCTTTGCCGCGGCTCACGAAGTACTCGACGCCGCCCTTGCGGTAGGCCCTCGGGGCGCTGGCCACGGCGCCCCGCGCGCCCTCGGGCACGAAGCGGCCGTTGACCCAGCGGCCCTTGCCGGAAAGCTTGCTCCGGTTGCGAGCGGTCATGTTCGCGCGGTAGCCCTGCTCGCCAAAGGCCTGCAGGTAGGACAGCACACGCACGATGAACGAGCCAGGGACGTTGCCGTAGGCATCACGCGGGGCCGCGGAGCCAGGCACCATGAACCAGCCCGGCGGCAGCACGCCGATGCGCTGCAAGGCACGCTCTGCCCGCTTGGCGCGGCGGGTGCCGCCCTGCACCTCGGGGCGCAGCACGTTGGCCGGGTCCACGCCCTTGCCGCCGGGGTAGCGCGGGTAGATCTTGACCTCGGGGCGCTGCGGCTCGGCACGGTCGACCCACAGGCTCTGCTTGATGAACGGCGTAGGACGATCGAAGCGGGTCTCCATTTCAGCCTGCAGGGCGGGCCGTTGGTCGAGCAAGGCATGCTCGTTGAGTGCCCGGGCCGACGCGAAGCGGATCTGCCGGTTGAGATCGCGCACGCGCGTGATCGCCCGGTCCAGCCCCTCGATGCGGATGCTGATCACGGGCGGCGCGGCTTAGAAGCTGGTGACGATGCGCAGCTCGTCGTTGCCCGCGCTGGGGTTGACGCGCAGGTCGTGGCCGATGAGACGGCGGCCTTCGACCTCCTGCTTGCTCGGGTTGATGAGCTGCACCGCGGGCATGAACACGAGACCGCGGAAGCCGGCCTGCGTGCCGTGCTGGAGGCCCACGCTCTGCAGCGTGTTGGCCTTGACGGTGCTCATGAAGGACACCTCCTGCGCGG